GCAGAGCTCCAGGCATAGTATGTAAGAATGGTAGGATTAGATGTAGAGTTCATGGTGGAGCTTCTACTGGTCCAAAGTCTGCCAAAACCAAAGCAATATCTGCACAGAATATTATTAAATACAATGACCAAAGAGCTAGTAATAAACGACAAATTAACGAATAAGATTTGTACAGAATTAATGAATGGTGTTCCTCTTGCTAGACTTGCAAGACAAAAGGATATGCCAAGCTTAACCAGAATTTACAAAGAGATCACTAACAACAAATCCTTTCTTGAAAAGATAAACGAAGCTAGACGCATCGGTGCTCAAACTTATATTGAGAATGCAATGGATGAGTTGGAACATGCTGACAATCGAAACATAATGATTGTTCGTGAGAAGGTAGGATTAGCCAAGTGGTTAGCTTCTAAACTAATTCCAGTTTATGGAGATAGACAAGAAGTTAAGACTGATACAACGATCGAGATTAAGTGGAATACTAATGACAAGGATGTTGTTGATGTAACTCCTGGTGTTGATGAGATCGGTATTATAAAGGACAAACAAAGTTAGGTCTTGCGTCATGAGGTTTGGATATTAATAGTATCTTGCACCAATACTGCACCACTACTTAAATTTATTTAGTGATTACTTGTTAGAGTAATTGACTGTCCATCAATTAAGTAATGATTTCTCCTGGAAAAGCTTTTTAGTTTCCGCAAAAGAGGACCACACCACAAAAATGGTACTGCGTATTTAATACATATAATCATCGGTACAACACACAGACACAAACACATGACCAAAAAGATTAAAGATAAATATAAAAATGTATCGGCTTATAGCTTCACTACTTACAATAATGAACTTGTAGTTAGCTTTGATGGATTTGAAGATCAAAAAGATATTTTAGAGTTTGCGGATTTTGTATTTGCAAGAATTAAGATGAGGTATTGGCACACAGATAAAGTTCCAACATTTCACTAATGCAAGTTACAATTCCATATACTCCAAGAAAAGCTCAAGCTTATATTCATGATAACCTAGATAAGTTTCGTTATAGCCTACTCTGTTGTCATAGAAGATTTGGCAAAACTGTTTTGTGTATTAATCATTTAATCAAAGCAGCGATGACCAGTAAAAATCATCAGCCAAGGTATGCCTATATAGCTCCTACTTATAGCCAGGCAAAAAAGATAGCTTACGATTACCTAGTTCATTTTACAAAAAATATTCCAGGTATGAAATATAATCAGACAGAGTTAAGAGCTGATTTTATAAATGGTGCTAGAATTACTCTGTTGTCATCTGAAAATCCAGATAGCTTGAGAGGAATATATTTAGATGGCTGCATTATTGATGAGACTGCACAAATTAATTCAGAGCTGATTAACGAAGTTATTACTCCAGCCTTATCTGATCGAAAAGGTTTTATGATTTTGGTTGGAACACCAAAAGGAATGGCAAATCTTTTTTATGATTATTATCAAAAGGCTCAAGGAGATCCGAATTGGTTTCTGCATGTAGCAAAAGCATCTGATACTAAAATAGTTGATGATGAAGAATTAGCAGCTGCTTTAGCTGTGATGGGTTCACAGAAATACGAACAAGAATTTGAATGTTCTTTTATCGGCAATATTCAAGGCTCTATTTATGGAGAAGTTATTGCCTCTTTGGAGGACAAAAAGCAGATAACTAGAGTGCCAGTAGATCCAAGCTATCCAGTCAATGTAGCCTGGGATCTTGGTTATAATGATGCAACAAGCTTAATATTTTTTCAGCAAATTGGACACATGATCCATATTGTTGATTTTTACGAAAACAATAATGAGCCTCTGCCTCACTATGCAACTGTCATAAAAGAAAAGGATTATGTAATCGGTCAAAACTATGGACCGCATGATTTGGAACAGACCGAATTTGGATCTGGTAAAACCAGAAGAGAAGTTGCTTATCAAATGGGATTGCGTTTTAAAGTTGCTCCCAGGATGGCAATCGAAGATGGCATACATGCTGTAAAGATGTTGTTGCCAAGATGTCTAATAGATGTCGATAACTGCTCAAAATTAATAAATGCTTTAAGGCATTACCATCGTAAGTTTTCTGACAAAGAAAGAACTTATAAAATTAAACCAGTCCATGATTGGAGTTCTCATGCGTGTGATGCGTTAAGAACTTTAGCAACTGGAATAACTGAAAATAAATTTAACCAAACAAAACGACAGCAAATTGCTGATACTAACTACAAGGTACTTTAATATGGGATCTATATTTAAACCAAAAATTCCAGCTCCTCCTCCAATCGTTATGCCAGAGCCAGTTGATGTTCCAAATTACGAAGATGAGGAAAGAGATGCTGCTGCAAAAGCAGAAATGTTAGAAGCTGAAAGAAGAAGAAAAGGCAGAAGATCTACTATCCTTACTGGAACTGGATTGAATGATATTGAAGATGCAAACATCGATAAGAAAACTTTACTAGGATAATTACTATGGGTGGACCAAAACAAGCATTTAAAACATTGGTTGATACAGCAGTTGGTAAAAAAATTATAAAGCCAAAACTTAAAACTCCAGAAGAAGGAGAAGAAACATCTAAACGATTAGATAAAGTTCTTACTAAAAATGCTGAAGAAGGCAATGAAGCTGCTGCTGCATTATTAAATAAAAGAAAAGGTAGAAGAAAAACAATAATGACTTCTGCTTCTGGATTAAATGAAGATGAAAAAATAAAAAAGAAAACTTTATTAGGTTAATCATGTTTAGATCAATAATTAAATTTTTTCAAAAGAAAAAGAAA